ACCGAAAAGGCCAACTCATCGTGGATTTGTACAAGGGGAACAACGCCCAGTTCTTCGTAAACTGCCGCCATAGCTGCCTTGGTCTGGTCCGCTGCGCTTGATTGGATCAGGCGGTTCAAAGCACGGTAGGTGTAGGCGCGTTTGATATTGTCGCCATACTCAATGTGGGCCTCTTCCTTTGGCAACGCCCTTGATGAGACAAAGGCATTGGGCTCCCAGAGGTCAAAACGGCACTTGCGGCCAAGCAGCGAGCGGACAAAACCTCCTTTGTCACGGTGCGACACCTTGCGGGTCACGGCGTCGGTCAATTCCTTCACAAACGGCACGTCCTCGTGGTACTGGCGCATGAGCCGTTTAGCTTGGTCTGGTGACACATCCAACTGCTCCGCGAGCCGCGTTTGGCCCATGCCGTACATAATGCCAAGGTTAATGGTTTTTGCCTGCTTGCGTGGAATGCTGGCAATGTCGGCCACCATCTGATGAAAATCGGTGCTGCGTTCGGTGCAGTAAGCTTTGACAAAGTCGCCAGACCCCGACAGTCCGCCGTTGGTCAGGCTGGCAAAGTGAACAAGAATGCGAGGTTCTTGCTGGTCAAAGTCGAGTGAGGCCCACTGCTCGCCCTCTTCGGGCAGAAACAGCCCGCGAATGGCCTTTGCCATCTCCGGATTGCGGGCCGGAATCTGTTGGAGGTTCGGGTTTGCCATGGAGATCCGTCCAGTCACGGTGCCACCACCCTCGCTGCGTAGCTGGTTGATATGTCCGTGAATGCGGTCTTTCTCTGCATACCGGAAGATGCTGGACAGGAACGTATTGCCGATTTTGTCATATTCTCGTGCTTCAGCAATCTTCTGGGCTATGGGGTGCTCATGCTGGGAGAGAAAGTTTTTCGTGAAGGAAGGCAGTCCGGTCTTGGTGCGCCCGTAGGGAATGTCCAGTTGGTCAAAGACCTTTGCAATCGAGGCCGCAGCCCAAAGCTCAATACTCAGGCCTGTTTCCTTCTTGACCTCCATGAGCTTGCCTTTGACAACCTTCAGAAGGTCTTGCTTGAGGCGTTCGGCGGCGTCGAGATCAACGCGGATACCGTTCCATGTCATTTCTATACAAAGGGGTAGGACGGAGGTTTCGAGATTAAAAATCTGCCAGAGGTCTTCTTTGGACAGTTCGGCCTTGAAGATCTGCCAGAGGTCGAGCGTGAGCCGTGCATCGGCTTCGGCGTACTCCCCGACAAAACAGGCGGGCAGCTTGTAAAGCTCACCTTTGGGGTCTACTCCAAATTCTTGTGCAGCTTCGCGCAGCGCAGCCTCTGATTTCATTTCGCCCAGATAATCGTAGGCGACGGTATTAAGAGAAAAACTGAAGCGGTTTTCGTTCAGGAGCGGTGCGCCTAGCATAACGTCAATCCAGCGGCCTTTGAGGTCTACGTCAAGGCGCTTGAGCCAGCCCACATCGTAGGCGGCATTGTAAAAAATCTTGTCGGACGGGTGGTTCGCAATCTCCTTCTGAAACCAGCGAAGCACGATTCCACGGTCCAGATTGCCGCCGCCTTCGTGAGCAAACGGGAGGTAAGCATTAAAACCTTCGTAGGCTACCGCTATTCCAACTACGTCGCCGTTGCCAGTGGGCCATCCAGGTCCATGGGACTTGAGCCGTGGGTCTTTCGTCTCTAAGTCTATGGCGATTTCTTTGATGCCTTCCGGTGTAGGCGGTAGCTGCTCAATGGGCACCCACTCAGTTTTCACGCCCCACTTAGGCTTTTGTAAGTTTGTTTTCATGGCTTTCCAACTGCTCCTGTATGGACTCCTCGATCAGGCGTTCCTCTTCGCGCTCCTCTTCCAGAGCCTCGCGATATTCCTTTCTCTCCCGTTCCTCCTCTTCTTTTTTCTGTTCCTCGTGCCACTTTTCAAACATCGCTTTTTTAAAGGTTCCCATGATTTTCTCCTTTAGGGGTTTGTTTTCATTTTTTGACTTCATCAAATTGAAACAAGCACACTTGTTCAGGAACTTCCTCATCGTGGTCTTCGTACAATGTCTCTTCCTCCGCGCACTCAAAAGCTACGGCGGCATATCCGGCACCGTCAATGTAATCGTCGGAGTTAAAGACGCCCTGCTTGCGGCGGGCCACCTTGAGAAGCTCCATCATGTTCGCAACGTCGGAGGCTTTGAGCCTGTCACCATCTTCAAAATCCATCCTGTAGAGATAGCCGTTCCAAAGTTGTGCTATGTTTTCGTGAGTCTCTAACATGGAGCCGTGGCTCGCGGCACGGCTTCCTCCAACAAGCTTGGTCGCGGTCTCTAAAACATCTTTAGCTGGCATAGTCATTACTCCTTTTTATATTGCATAGCCTCTTTGGGAATCCTCTGGCATCTTGAGAACGAGGTTGTTCTTGGCGCGGGTGATTCCAACGTACATCTGGCGGTGTGCGTCGTCGGGATGTTCGTGCATGTGGTCAAGGGCCTTGCTGCTCAGGTCGAGGTATAGCAGGACGTTATCGGCCTCACCACCCTTTGCACCGTGGATCGTGGACAATCGGATTTTAGGCTTCTCAAAAATATTAATGCCCCGATTGAGCAGGGCCGTGGCATACGCACGATTTTCATCGGAAATCCGGTCAAGAGAGTTTTCCCAACCGCCGCCAATTGTCTCAAGGCCAAAGTTCTGGTGGAGAACACTCAGGCTGAACAGGTCTTGCTCGTCAGAGCCAGCCAGAATTTTCTTGGCTCCGCGCTTGATCTTTCCGCTGCCAGACGAGATGTGGTCATAGAGATTGATGGCTTCTTTTTGAGAAATCTCGTGGCGTGGGTTTTCGAGAAGATAATTCCATGACTGGATGGCGTTCTTGACCTTTTTGGGAAGGGATGGGTTGCCCTTGCGCTCAAAGTAATGTCCCGCGCTCTTCATATGTTCTGCCAGATCGTCGAGCATGTACTTGGCCTGCGAAAGGACAAGCCACTCGCCGCCATTAAAATCTACTGTGGAGGCGTGAGAAACCCGCCGCACAGATCCTTGCTCCGTGCGGGGTGACCAGATTTTCTTTTGACGGTGACGGATGCGCCCGACAACTCGTTCCGCGATATCGTGGACGCTGCGGGGAATCCGGTAAGACTGAGACAGCACCTCACTAGCCCCAGGAAGCGAAATAAACTTTCCAATGTCTGCGCCCGCCCAACGGTAAATACCTTGGTCATCATCACCCGCCACATACATGCGGTCGCTGTGATCTTCTAGATTATGGGCTACAACCCACTGCAATGGGGTGAGGTCCTGTGCCTCGTCCAGAAACACAACCTTCAGCCTTGGCGTAAGGGATGGGTTGTTCGCCAACTCCATCATCATATCAGTGAAGTCCTTGAGGCCGTTTTGTTCTTTAAAACGTTCATACTCCTTGTAGATGTGATTAAACTCATAGTAAGTAATGGTGAGCCCGATTTCGTTATAGGCGTACTGTGGCCCGTGGAGCGTGTTTCGTGCTAGATCAATCGCTCGCATAACAGGGTGGTTGGCTCGCATCACGGCAAAGCCCTCATCCTCGACGATTTCGACGCCATCAATGGTAAAATCGACGCCCGCTTTTTTTCCAAACTCTTTCATCTGCTTCGTGCCAAGGACCTGAGCACTTCCCATGCCAAGGGCTTGAAAGGCCAGACTGTGCAAAGTCCGGAAATAAATAAAATCATTCTCAGGGTCCAGATTAAAACGGGACACCGCCCTGTCGCGGGCCTCGTGAGCCGCCTTCCGGGTGAAGGCAAAGTAACCAATGTCATTGGTTGACATACCGTTGGACAGAAGGTTCTCAACCTGATTCAAAAGGGTGGTTGTTTTACCTGTCCCTGGAGGTCCAAAATATCGAAACATGCTAACTCCTAAAATGGAACGTCGTCTTCATCAAAACGCGAGGAAAACTCTTCCTCAATCTTCTCAAAAGCGGGGACAGACCAGCATCTGACAGGGCGTCCGCTGATGCGGAACTGCTCCGACTGGCCGTCTATTTCCCTCAATCTTTGTGCAACCTTGTTGGACTTGTATTCAAAGAACTTGTTGCGTTTTAAATAAGCTTCAAAATCTTTAAGGCGGAAGTAAGTGCGGCCAAGGTCCTCGTCGGTCCATGGGCGGCGTAGAAGAATTTCTTCTTTGTCCTCTCCGCTTTGCATGTGCGTGGAGAACTCTTCCAGAAGGTCGTAGAACTGGCCGCGCAAGCTGGTGTCGTCGGAGGTGTCAATGACGGCACCCTCCGTGTTGACCATCTGTTGTAGAAGGGCGTTCATCTGGGCTTCCCATGCCTGTCGGGTAATGGTGCGCGGCATGAAGTTGATCTGCTCCATGCAGAGAATCTGAAACCGTGGCTGCTTCTGAAGCGCCTCCGTGTCCAGTTCGACGGGGGAGCCGTTTACGTCCAGAAACCACAAAGGCGGTTCGCTGTCATATTTTCGCAGATTTGCCACGCTAGGTGTGTTAGCGCCGCCGCCAACGCCATGCTTACGGCTGCGACACAAATCCTTGTTGCAAAAGTTGCAGATGGGCTGGTCGGCACATTTATATTGGTAATCTTTCTTTTTTAGCTGGTCCGCTACGATGTTGACTTCTTTAAGGTCTAGCGGGGGATCCATAATTTGCTGGTTGTATTCCAGAATCTTGGTTTCCCAGTCGTCGGGGTAGGCCTTCCGAAGGTAGACACCTACGTTGAAGAGGCCGTTGTTTCGGGTGCCTTCGGGAAAGCCCTGCCGGATAAGTGCCTGAAGGCAGGGAGGTCCATCACGCAGTTTCTCGTCAACCTTGCTCACGTCCTCCGTTAACAGGGCCTCAAGCTCTTCCTCCGTAATCGCGGAGCCTTCGGCCATATCTAGGAACTCTTCAAGCGTAGCGGCACTGCCGTCGCTCTTGATGGCGTAGCGTAAGCCACCTTCGTGGTCAAAGTACGGAATGTTCAGGAAGTTGCCGTTGTCGCCTCGTTCCAGAACTAGCTTTATTTGCTTGGGAAAAACTTCCGTGTTGGCAGCATAACCCAGTTCGGCTGTAAGCTCTTTAAGCTTTGACTGGATTTTTTCTGCGGGAACAAAGTTTTTCATAAACAAATAAATG